GAACCCACGCGCAAGCAGATTCTTTAAAGCGGTTGCCGCTTCGGTCGTTGATAGAAGTCCGTCCGTTGTGATTTGTGTTGCAGATGTGAGCGTTTCGGCTACGTCTGCGCCTGAGTACCTTGCTACAGATGCAAGGCCATTCAGGGCGTTTTGATATTCTGTTGCGGCTTTGACAGAGTTCTTTATAACTGCGAAAGTGCCAGCCAATACAGCACCGGCAGCGGCAGTTGCAGCGGTCATGCCTGCGATAGATGATTCAGTGGTTTTGCTCGAGCGGCCTAATTCGTCAACGTCTTTAGTCCCGTTCTTAACGTCTGTCGAGTCAATTTTTATTTTCAGGGAAGCTACGTCCGTCATTGCATGTACTCCCTATCGATCGCACGTATGGTGGATATTTCCCACTCATTTGGCTTTTTGTTTGTTAATTCAGTCCACGCTTTTAATTCTGTCCAGCTTAGTTTGCCACCTTGACGGCCTTGTGATACTTCACAAAACCAGCGCCACAAGTATAAAACTTGAATTGATATTTCAGGCTGTATCAATTCAGGGCATGGCCTTCCTGCACGTTTCGCCATTTCATAATGTTGGCGAAGTGTTGCGCCGTCTTCCTGTCGCTTGTTTAAAACTCTCTCGGACTTAGCGAATGCGACTACATTATCCGTTAGTCCTTGATAAAATTTCGCACGTTCATTGCATCGGTTAATACTTGTCCTCGGATGATCGGGAAGTTTAAATAAATCCGGTTTGCTTCTTGCTCGGAAAACTTAAGCTCTTTGCCGTTCTCCTCAATCCCTTTCCAACTAATTGTATATTTCGCCAATAGCTCGGAAGTCTTTTCAACAGTGTCAGCTTTTTCGGATTCATCCCTGAAGCTGTCTGCATATACGCCCTTGATGAGAATTTCAATATCCGTATTCTCTCCAGTCTTCGGGTTTTTAATGATGCATGGATAGCCGTCATTTGATAGTTTTACTACATCGAGTTTGCTAATATCCATCATGCCACCGCGCTATCTTGGATTGTGAGTGTAGTTGCGTTTGTTGCTGTTCCTGCGCCACCGGCAGTATTTTCCAGCGCAGTGAATGGCATACTCATGATTAGACCTTTCTCTCCGTCATCTTTGGCCGCACCGCCAACTTTAACGCGAGGCATGATGTAAGTCTGAACGTCAGCAGTGGCAGTATTTGCAGTTGTGAAAGCAGCTACCACGGATACTTCTGTTTCATTCAGGAAGTAATCACGCATTGTCGCATCTGTGAATAACACGGTCATGTTTCCGGTTACGTCAAAAGAGCCAGGCGTAACGTCAGGGGATACATTAGACCCTACCACACCACCCACAAGCGTCTGATTACCATTCACAGATATATCCATGCTTGTAATGTATCCGACTGCCACCCCTGCCACATACAGAGCACCATTCACAGCCGCCAGAATAGCGCCAGAGCTTGCCGCTGTCGGGGTAGTGAAGTAAGCCGCTGTAGAGGTATCAACGTCAAGTCCCAGTACAGGGAAATCCACAGTAGCCATACCAGTGGCAGGCAACTTAATATCCATCGAACCAAATACACAATCTGTAAATTGCTCAGATTGAACAATGTCAGCAAAGTTATGCTCAATTGTCCAATAATCGCGGGTATGCGCGGTAACTGGTATTGATACGCTCTTTCCTACAGGGGTGAAAGTAACATCATCACCGGCTGCGTCAGCAACTACAGCAGTTCCATCAAGGAAAATTCCAGTCATATTGCCAGCGGTCAAAGCTGTAATCAGGAAGTTTCTACTGTTATTTGCTGTAGCTCCAGCAAATCCAGTCCAGCGCCCAACCATGCCAACTTTAAGTCCAGCGGTCAGGAATCCAGCGGATGCATCAACAAACTGAGGTGATGTAGCTGCGGCAGTTACGTCTGTTCCTGCGGCATAAGGACTCGTAGCAGCCCAAGAACTGCGCAATACGCTTGCCATTACCTCAGAGTATGTACCTACGCTCAATTCCCCGTTAATCGTTCCTGCTACGCTTCGCACACCATGCCGGAAGTCTGCGCGTTGCATACTTGGGCGAATCTCGTTAGATTTATATGTGTCTTTCACCAGGTCAATGCTTGATGTGACACGGCGATATAATTGAGCTGATGCGGCTGTCGCTTTTGTGCCGAGGGCAGACTGCTTTTTCATTACGAGTTGCTTAAAAATTCCGGTAGCGATAGCCATGGTTTTACTCCTTTAAATAATATTTGCAAAAAATCGAATCTTTACAGGGATCGCCCAACGGTCACCCTCGACACTTCCCTCTGAAATTTCAGGGGTTTTATCAATCACTACAGTTACGCCACTACTTGTAAAAGATGCGCCACGGTAGAAAGTTGATCTAATCAATTCTGCCCGTGTAATAGCAGTTAATGAGCCGTTTTTAAGCGGGTACATTAGCTTGATCTGCATATACCCAATTTCTCTATACGTGCGGCCATATTCGTTATTATCAGGTTCAGCCATTAGGATGTTTACCTGCTGATATGGAGTCCCTGTTACTGGCACATACTCAATATTTTCCCAAGCTGTAGCCAATGCGGTCATGCTGTTTAAAGCTGATTCAAGAGCGGCTTTTATTTTTATCGCGCTCATTTAACAGCCCTCGCAGCAGCATCGACAATGCTCTGAAATTTAATCACGGTTAGCGATACCATCCCAGATGGAGCCTGAGTACTGTATCCATTCTCGAGCCGTTGCGCGTATGGTAAGTTGTTCGCAATCCAATGAACCTTTCCAGCAGGCTTAGAAACTAACTTTGCCTTTATTCTTGCTTTAGATACTGATCCAGTTTTATCAATAATGTCATACTGCATATCAGGAGCAGACGTTACGCCATAATCCCAATTGCCACGGAATCGACCACCAACATAACCAGCGCCAATCCACCCTAATTCAGTAGCCGCTTTTTTAAATTCAGCAGTCCATAAACTAGGATTTCCAACAGGGGACATTCTTATAACTTCAGCCGCGACACCGATTACGATACTACCAACAACATCATCAAGGTTCTTTGTAGTTTTTTCCGCAAACTTCGACATATCCTGTGAAAAGCTCATTTTCTTACCTGCGCTTCATACATTACCGTTGTTCCGGCAGGGTTCAGTTCATTAACTTGTTTGATTGTCCAGACTACAGTTCCGACTGTTAATGTGTCATCAGGCTTCGGCATGGTAGTCAGGGGGGCAATTAATGCCCGCTTATCACCCATCTGAATTAATGTCCCGTCAATGTCTTTGGTTCCATAATCAAACAATGCAACCGTTGCTGATTGCGTTGTTTCTGTGATCGTTACAGCTCCAGTTGCAGGGTCATAACTTCCGGTAGTTCTAATCGTGTGCGTTACTGTTCGTCCAAACTTCGCAAGCAGTTTTGTTGCAGTTGCAGCCGCTTTTGAATAGTTGAATGACATTAGCTGGCCACCAGTTCAATACTCGCCTTGCCGCCTGACTTGAGATATATAGCCAGCATCATGTCAACCGAGCGATACTGAGTGTAAGCGGGTGCGTTTTTATCGTACTCGACTTCGATAACGTCAATCTTTTCACGAATTACAGCGGCTCCTAAGTCTTCAGCAAGTGTCACAGTCGCGGCCTTTAACGCTAAATCAGCACATGCGTTTTTAACTTCGTTCGGCACAATCGTATCGGATACAAGATAAGGATATGAACCTACCATTCCCTGCATTACTGGTTCAAGATAGACATACGACCTAGGCCATGACAAAGCCTGTGTAGCAGTCTTCTTATACCCTTGCCAGCGCTGCCTATAAGCGCCTTCCATGTACTCAGTCGAACGGCGCAAATATTGCTCCCTGATCGCGTCTGAAGCCAGCGCAGCCCAAGCCGTATTGCCAAGGTTAGTGTGACGGGTTGCGGCGTCAACAAGGCTGATATAACTATCAGCAGTTGCGCTGCCGGTTCCCGTTTCCACGACGAGTGCCATGCTTATTCCATCGCTTCAAATTCGTCAAGCATCGCAACCAGATCTGCCTTGTTCATTTGCGCATTTGCGACAGCGCCGATAGCATCCAGTTTTTCAAGCAATTCAGCCTTTGAAAAACTTGCATTCAATGACGGATCTTTTGCAACTTCTTTAACCGGCGCTTCATTAAACCAGCGACCGGACGCAATATGCTCACGTGCGTCAACTGCTTCACATTCTTTGGGTTCGCCCTGCGCGTTATAGATTGTTTGCATGTCAGTCCTTTAAATTAGATGAAGGGGAATTTCACCCCTTCGGATTTTTACATCTTAATAATCGCCACAATTAACCCAGTTAAGCGTGATAGTGCCTGACCATGTTAATGCGCCGTTACCATCAATATCAGCAGCAGCTACAGAGCTATTGAGATAACAATCAACAGCAGTTGTATGACCATCAAAGAAAGCAGCAGCAGCCAAGAAGCCAGTTACAGCGGCAGCAGCTACGTTGATTGTCGTCGAGTTTGCTGTCACAGTTGAAGGGCATAGATCAACTTCGGTTGAAGTCAATGCAATACTATCTGTTGCGACAGTACCCAATGCAACAGCACCAGCTACACCAGATTTAATAGTGGTAGCAATAGCCGTTGTGGTAGTTGGTGCAAGCGTCATGATGTTAGTCAAAAACCACAACCGCCCCTGAGGGAAAGAATAGATTTTTGTACTTTGCCATGATGTAGCATCAAGGATCGTTTGTGGAAGTGCGGAAACAGTCAAAACAGTCTGGCGGAAAATACC